AATTTTAAGTTAGAAAATAAACCGAAAAAAAGCATGTACTCAATAATAGTAAATTTAAACACAGTAGGGAAAGTTGATATAGAATCAAAATCAATAGAAGAAGAAAAGAATTGGGATATGATAGGCGCACTAATAATAAAAAAGACTATAGCAGATTTACAGGATTTATTAGAAGAACTCAAAGAAAATCCAAGTATAGCTATTTACGAGGCTTTAAAAAAAGATTAAAAAGGAGAAGTAAATGAAGCCACTAACTGCACTTGCAAATGAAGCTGAATTAAACACTCAAGCGGCTGAAGGTAAGCTAGCTGATTACATTGTGGCGCTTCAAGATTATTTTAGAAGACAAGAGAATGATTTTACAGACTATTTTATTGATAATATAAAAAAATTATCTGAAATTAAACCTGTAAATCCTAAGAAGTTAACGGGTGATGATAAACCTGAAAATAAATTATTATTGGAATTTGTTAATGGATATGATTTTAAAAAATATAAAGATGATTTGCTTACTATACTTAAGTTTATATATCAGAACACAATTTTTTTTGGTGTAACAAATGCGATAACTCTTATAAATCAAGTAGCAAAAATTAAAGGATATAAAAAACAGGCGAAAGATACATTAGCTAATGTAGTAGAATATGTTAATAGTCCACAATTTGCTATGGATGCGCAAGATTACATAATGAGTAATTATGATGAATTTTTAAAAGAAGCTAAACAAATAAGTAAAAATATAGATTCTTATACATCGCAATTAATCTATAATCAGCTTTATGAGGGAATAGAAAATTTAGAATCTATGGATGATTTAGCAGTAAGAGTCGGTGATGTGTTTAATGGCTGTACTCAGTCAAGGGCTTTAGCTATCGCAAGAACAGAAACTTTAAGGGCTTTTAATACTTCTACAATAGATTCATATAAAGTTGCTGAGATAAAGAAAGCACAGATATTAACTGCACAGGATGAATTAACTTGTGAAATATGTTTACCTTTAAACGGGCTTATAATGACAATAGATGAGGCAAGGAGTTGTTTGCCAATGCATCCTCGCTGTAGATGTACTTGGATTAGTGTAATAGGAGACCCGATACTAAAAGAGCCTAAATTAGAAATTGTACAGGGAGTAATAGAGAAAAATCCTAAGATACCTATTGCTAAATTTATTAAAGCGTAGTAAGTGAATTTTACTTTTATATTTAGCTAGTATATAATAATATAAATATATAAGAAAATAATTTAATAATAAGAAAGCTCAGACTTAAAATAAAAAATTTTATTTCTGGGCTTTTTATATTGGGAGAGATAAAATGCAAGAAGCTATTACATTAGATGACATTATTTATAAAGATAAACAATATAAAATTGGTAGTAAAATTACTGTTGATAATAAAGATGTTAGAAAATTAGAGAAAATCGGAGCTATTAGATGCTTAAAGAAAACTAATGTTAATAATGTTGAAATTAATGTTATTAAAAATCCTATAAAAGTTACGCAAGAAGTAAAGAAAAATAAGAAAAGAAAATATAATAGAAGAAATAAAGATTTTATAAAGAGGGGATGAATTATTATGCCTATACCTCAGCCTAGAACTGGTGAAACACAAGATAGCTTTATTTCAAGATGTGTAAGTGATGATACGATGAAAAAAGAATATCCTGACATTAAGCAGAGATTAGCTGTTTGCTTTACTAATTGGAAGAAAGGAAGTGGAAAGATGGATGAGGTTGCTATAAATGAGAATATTATAACAGTTCCTGTTGAAACTAGAATGTCTGTTGATGTTAATACAAAAGTTATTACAATTTCAGAAAGATTGGGTATAAAAGCACTTTATACATTTAATCGTAAGAAAATTATTGAATATTATTTTGATGCAGATAAATGGGATGAAGGAAAAGCTATACAGTGGTATAACGAGCACAAAGGCATAGAACCGCAACCAGAAGAACAGGCTAAAAAATTCTTTAAAATTAATAAAGAAAAAAGAATAGTTTATGGAGTAGCTTTAGTCCCGTGGGAAGCAGATTTAGAAGGTGATATTCTAACTGAAGAAGAAGTAGAAAAGGCTGTACATAATTTTTCAAGAAGTTTCCAGGATATTGGCGAACTGCATAGAAAGCTGGGGGTAGGAGTTATGCTAGAAACTTATGTAGCTCCGGTTGATTTTGAAATGAATGGTGTAAAAGTAAAGAAAGGAAGCTGGGTATTAGTTACTGAAGCATCGCCGAGTGTATGGGAGAAAATAAAAAAAGGTGAACTAGTAGGCTATAGTATTGGATATGAAGGAGAACGAGAGCCTCTAGAAATCTAATAAAAGGAGAGGAGTGAGATGAAATTAAACTGGTTAAAAAATGTAAAGCCGTTTGAAGTCAGCTATGTTGATAGGCCAATGATTGATAAACGTTTTATAGCAATAAAAATGGTGGAGTACAAAAATGTTATTCCATTTAAGAGGACTACTCCACTTCCAGAGAATACTCCTTGGGATGCTGGGGCAGAAATAAAGAAAGCAGAGCCTAAAGACCTTAAAATTATGTGTGCTTGGTATGATGAAAAAAATCCAGATGTAAAAGGTTCATATAAGTTGCCCCACCATAAAGCTGAAAAAGGATATCCAGTTGTTTGGAATGGCGTAAAAGCGGCAATGGGGGCTTTAATGGGTGCGAGAGGTGGTGTTATGCTGCCTGCTTCTGACAGAAGGGGAGTATACAACCATTTAGCTAAACATTATAAGCAATTTGAAAAAGAAGTCCCTGAATTCAAAGAGCTGGATGAATTAGACAAATCTTTTATAGATAAGATTGCTGATAAAATAAAAAGTAAGCTTAATATTACTGATACTAAAGTAGGGAGAGTATTAAGCAAAGCTAATGAAACAAAATTAATGGATGCGGCAAATGATATCATTAAAGCAGGAAATACCATTAAGGATGTTTTAGCGTCTGTAAATAAAATTTTTAAGAAGGAGGATAGTGATATGGATGAAAAAGAAGTAAAAGATATAGTTGAAAAAGTTGTTGAAGAAAAAATAGACACATTCAAAGAGGACATTGAAGCTAAATTAGAAGAATTGTTATCTGATGATAATGATAATGATAATGCTGATAATGACTCAAAGAATGATGATTCTAAAGATGATGATAATAAAGATAATGATAAGAAAAATCTAGATGATAAGAAAAAGAAAAGTTCTAGAGATTCCGATGAAGATAATGATGATTTTCTAGGCAAGATATCTGAAATAGTTGATAAGAAGTTCAATGAAGTAAAGTCTGAAGTTGATAAAATTAAAAAAGAGCTTAAGATAAAGCCTAGTCCTGATAAGAAGAAAGTTAAAAAAGATATTGAAGATAATAAAAGCGATGATGAAGATGTTGATTTTACCGGAGTCTTTAGGATAAGAGATATTTAAAAGAAAGGAGTTGAAATATATATGTTAACGAATGAGCAATTATTAGATGAATTAAATAAGAAGTTTTTTGGGAATAAAACTATTTTTACAGATTCAGATTTAGCTAGTGGAGGATTGTTAAATGCACGGCAGCTTGATAAATTTATAGAGGAAACTTTAGAGAGAGCAGTAATGAGAGCAGAGTGCCGAAGAGAAACTGGAGATGAAAAGAAAGTAGATCTAGATAAAATAGAGTTTGCCAGTTTATTGATTCAAACTCCTGAAGCAGAAGGAACAGAGCATACTACTACGACTGGTCCTTCTACAAGTCAAGTTAATATTTCTACTGTTGAATACTTGATAGCAGTTGATTTAGGATGGAGTGCTCTTAGGAACTCTATAGAAAAAGCTGGATTTGAGAATAATCTAATGAAAAGAATATCAAGAAAAGCTGGAACTGATTTAGAAGCTGTTGCAGTTAATTCTAATACCAGTACCGGTAGCGGCGTATACGATGATAATGCTGGATGGTTCCAGTTAGGTGCGACTGATCATGAGGTAGATTGGGCTGATGCTAATTTTGCTTCTACAGCAGATAAGACTATTAAGCTTTTTGATGATATGTTAGATGCACTACCTAAAAAATATTTAGATGGTGCAGACCTAAAAGCTTGGAGATTTTATGTGCATGTAGATATAGAATGGCTATATAGGAGATGGCTAACTGCTATTGGCGCTACTCATGCAGGCGCTATGAATTATTTAGTTGATAATCCGCCAGTATTCTATCAGGGAATACCTGTAGTTGGAGTTCCTAGATTGTCAAGAACTTCTACTGGTTCTCCTGCTTATTATGTTTCAAAAGCAATGTTATGCAATCCTAAAAATCTGATTGAATATATTCAGACGGATATGCAATTTGTTTCTGAAAATAAGCCACGAAAGAGACAAGTAGAAATAACCGGAACAATTAATGTTGATTGGCAGATAGAAGAAACTGATGC